AGATGCAACGTTTTATACAACTTTATATGACTGGACAGTACACATTAAATAAACTTGCACAACTTCTTGAAGTACACCCAAATACATTGGGAAAGTGGTTAAAACGTGCAGATGTGAAGAAGTTTATTACGCAAATGCAAAATGAAACACATGATATTGTTGCTACAAAACTTAACATTCTTACGTTAAATGCCGTGAATAGACTTGGAGAACTTATTAATTCGCCGATTGACGGAGTTGCGTTACAAGCTGTGAATAGCACATTGGATAGAGGCGGTCATAAAGCGAAACAGGAAATCAAAGTTGATAAAACGATAACCACGTATGAAGAGAAAATTAAGAAATTGATTGATGATACGATTGAGGACGTGGAATATGACGTGATTGAAGAAAGTGAGGAATAATATGAATTTTGAAGTGGCGTTATCGCATTTAAAAGATGGTTACGCAGTTGCACGTGAAGGTTGGAATGGAGATGGTATTTTTATAAAATTACAAGTCCCAGATGAACACAGTAAAATGACACAACCATACATTTACATTGATACGTTGGGTTTAAAAACAACTAATCCTAAAGCACCGAAAGGACGTGTTCCGTGGTTTGCAAGTCAGACTGATTTGTTAGCGAACGATTGGATTGTCTACAAAGGGTAGGTGAGAGGAACAAAATATCATAAATTAAATCATTCCGATATGATAAATGGCTAAAATGTCGAAGGAAGAATTATTTTATTATCGCATCAAAAATGATAGAGAATGGTATATTGAAAACTTTTTAAAGATACGGGATAAGAAATCACAACTTATCCCTTTTAAATTAAACCACGCTCAACGCATTGTAATGGAGAAGATAAAACAATGTGAAAAAGAAAAGAAATTAAAACGTTTCATTGTGTTAAAAGCACGTCAGATGGGGCTTAGTACACTTTTTGAAGGACTTATTTTCCACGATACAGCTAATAATCCGTTTAGAAATTCATTGATTATTGCACATGAAGAACCGGCATCGGTCAATTTGTTTAACATGTCGAAACTGTATTATGAAAATTTACCTGATGTGATCAGACCGATGAAAAAGTATTCCAATGGTAAAGTGCTTTCATTTGAAAATCCAACAATTGATGAGAAGGAAAAAGAAAATAATCCTGGGTTACGTAGTAAAATCACCATTGCAACGGCTGGTTCAGGTGAGGTTGGACGTTCTGCAACGATTAATAATCTACACGCATCGGAAGTGGCATTTTTTCCTGATGCGAAACAAACGATGCTTGGTTTGCTTCAATCCGTGCCGGATGAATTGAATACACTTGTTGTACTTGAGAGTACCGCTAATGGCGTGGGTGATTGGTTTCACGAAATGTGGCAGAAAGCTGTTAAGGGTGAAAATGATTTTATACCAATTTTCTTACCGTGGTTTATTGACCCTTTGTACACACGTCCGTTTCGTTCTGATGAAGAAAAAGAACAATTTATAGATGAGATTAATTTAGTCACGTATGATGCAAATGGAAACGAATTGCATACGTATGAATATGAATTAATGAATAAATTTAATCTCACGTATGAGCAACTTAATTGGCGTAGATTTACGATTGCCAACAAGTGTCAAGGTGACGAATCGTTATTTATGCAAGAGTACCCGGCAACTCCTGAAGAAGCGTTTATTAGTTCTGGTAGACCAAAATTTTCTATTAACGCATTAAAGAAATACCAAACTATTACTAAACCGCCGATTAGACGTGGATATTTGCGTACTGATGAGAACGGTAAAATTATATTCATCGATGACCCGAACGGTTATATATCGATTTGGAAAGAACCTGAACCAGAAACGTTTTATTGTATTGGTGCTGACGTTGCAGAAGGACTTATTAAAGGCGATTACAGTTGTGCATGTGTTGGTGATAGTGATTTTGACGTGGTTGCTATGTGGCATGGACATATCGACCCTGACATGTTCGGTATGGAGTTGATTAAACTTGGTAAATACTACAATTATGCGTATATTGGCGTAGAAAATAATAACCACGGACTTACCACTTTATCAATTATGAAACGTGAAGAATACTGGAATTTATTCTTCACCAAAACATATGACAGAATAAGTGATACGATAACACAGAAACTTGGTTGGTCAACTAACGCGAAAACAAAACCGCTGATGATAGACAAGTTGGCAGAATTTATACGTGAAATGTATATTGGTATATACTCTGATTTGATAATCAGCGAAGCGTTTACGTATATCATCGAAGATAACGGTAAAACCAACGCTCAAACAGGTTGCCATGATGATACTATAATGGCTTGTGCAATCATGTTACAATTGTTATTAGAGGGTAAAGGGGAATTTTACGTCCCTGAAATACCGATTGATCAGCGTAATAATAAAATAAAAGAAACCATCGACCCGCTGTTCGAAAGTAATTTTGAAGAAGAGTTCAGCGAATAGGAGGTGGTTTTTTTGTCTGATTCTAAAGAAAGATATATGCAACAACAACTTGCAAGTTTATGGGATAGACGTTTTAAAGATGCTATGGTTGCTAAAGCACCGTATACAAAAAAATGGAATGATTATTGGAACGCGTATCATGGTGAATATTTTAAAAATATAAAAAAACCTGATTACAAATCAAATATGATTAGTAATTACATTTTTGCAACAGTTGAAACAATACGTCCAATTATGTTAGAGAACAATCCTAAATTCCAAGCGTTACCACGTCAACCCGAAGGGTTAAAGTTTGCTAACGATTTACAAGAAGCGTTTAGTTATGAATGGGATAGGGAAAAAATGATGAAGAAATTGTGTGCTGATTTGATTACCACTTTGGTAATTGGTACATCAATCTATTTCATAACGTGGAATAGCAGTAAAAAATGCATTAATGCAATTTCTATTAATCCGTATAATCTTTTTCCTGACCCATTAGCCACGTCACTTGAAGATGCTGAATATATTATTTACGCATCATACAAAAATGAACGTGTTTTGCAGAAGAAATTCCCTAAATATGCCAAATTACTTCAAGGTGGCGATATTAAGTACGGCGAATTAGTGAATGACAACAATCAGAACGCACATATTGATAATCAGATACTTGTTTTAGAAATATATACTAAAGATTATGAGAATGAAGAGTATCTTGATAACGGTAAAAAGAAGTGGAAAGCGAAATATCCAAATGGTAGACAATTATTGATTTGTCCAGAATTAGGATTAGTGCTTGAAGATAAGGAAATTCCTTATAATGATGGTAATTTTCCTTTTATATTGATTAAAGATTACGATATTCCAGGTAAGTTTTGGGGCGAAGGTGAAGTTGCGCAGTTACTTTCTCCGCAAAAACACATCAATGAACTTAATAATTCCGTCATTGATAATGCAAAAGCTACTGCAAACATGCCGTGGATTATCGATAAAAATGCAGGTATTGGACAAGGTAAAATTACTAATCGACCTGGTTTAATTATTCGTAAAAATCCAGGTACAGAAGTACGTAGAGAAACGCCGCCATCAATGCCGAATTACGTTGTTAATGCTATTGAAGTGTACAAACGTGATATTGAACAAATCAGTGGAATATTTAATAGTTTGAAAGGTACTTCTGAAACTGGTGTATATACTGCACAGGGCATTTTGGCGTTACAAGAAGCTGGTCAATCACGTATTAGATTAAAAGTGAAGATACTTGAAGATGCACTTGGTGATATTGCAAACATGTGGTTAAGTAGAATGAAACAATTCTGGAATGAAGATAAATGGTTACACATTACACGTCAAGATGGTTCTTATGATTTGAAGAAGTTTGTTAAAAACGCGCTTTATTATGATTACGATATTAAAATTACCGCTGGTTCAACAATGCCTACAAATCGTGGAGCAATGTTAGATTTAATGATACGTTTGGCTCAAACACCAATGCCTGACGGACAACCTTTGGTAGATAGAGAAACTGTTGTTAATTATTTACCTGATGATGTAAGGACGACTTTATTACAAAGGATGGGCGATAATAATGTGCAGATGCAGCAAATCATGCAAACTATTCAACAAATGCAACAACAGATGCAACAAGTGATTCAAGAATTACAACAGAACGATGAACAAACAATTGCTACAATTGAGGATATTGTTAAAGCAATTGATAAGTTAAATAAAGAAATTTTACAAATTAAAAAAGAGTTTGCTATAATGGAAAATGAACAAAAGAAAGAAAAAGAAAAGAAAGATATTGAATCCCAAGCATATAATAATGGTTTTGCTGATGCAGAAAGATTGTACTCTTTAGACGAAGAAAATGATTCTGAAGGTACGATTGAAGAAGGAGGAATTCTTGATGAAATTCTAAGCGGTTTAGAATCGTTGACTGATGATGAATTGGCATTATTAGTACAGAAATATCCTGAATTAGTTGAGATATTAAATAAAGCGGAATAATCTGATGAGAACTCACAAATCAGTGAATAATCTCAGACGAACCCCGAAGGAGGAAGAAAATGAATATTGAAGAATTTCGTGCATTAAAGGCTCAAGAACAAGCAAAGGAAAGTGAGAAAACAAACGAAACTAAAATTGAGAATAAAACAGATGATAAAAAAGTAGAAACTCCTGAAGTGAAACAGGAAGATAAAAAGGAAGAAAACAAAATAGACGAAAATAAAGAGAAACCTACGATTGAAACCAAAATACCTGAAAAGGTAATAATTGATGGAATCGGTGAGGTTTCTTTTGATGAATTGACTAAGGGTTATTTACGTCAATCTGATTACACTCGTAAAACACAGGAACTTGCAAAACAGAGTAAAGAAGCAAAAGAAGCACTTGATTTTTATAATCAATTAAAAAACAATCCACAAGTTGTTGAGAAATTAAAAGAAATTACTCCTGTTCCTTCGTCTATTGACCCTACAACTGCAAAGATTATAGAGTTGGAAACTAAACTTTATGACATGATGTTGCAGAACGAAATTGACAAATTACAAGCCAAGTATCCTGACTTTGAAGTACGTGAAGTATTACAAGTTGCCTACGATAAGAAGATTGCCAATTTGGAAGATGCTTATTTGTTACTTAAATCCACTAAAAATGTTAAAGAACAACCGGTTGATATTGAAGCATTAAAAAAACAATTGCGTGAAGAAATTATGAAAGAATTAAATAGTCAAAAAGACACATCAACAATAATTAGTACGAATGATAACGCTAATCCAATAAAAGAAATCGATACACCTAAAATTTCTCCTGCTGAAGAAAAAGTGGCAAAGAAAATGTTTCGTGATGTTAAAAACCCCATTGCCGAGTATATCAAGTGGCGTGATGGTACACAACGAATAAAGAAATGAAAGGATTTGGTATAAATGAATGAAGAATTAATGTTTGATTTACAAGCGTATGCTACTCCTGTTCAGCCTACGCAGGATAATACCATTAATTACAGTGATAGTGACTTAGAAAATGAAGAGAATTTTGGTAAGTTACTTGAACCTGGACTGAGGAAGATTTTCTTCGAAACGTATGATGAAATTCCTGAACAATTCTCCAAGATTTATAACGTTATGACATCTACATCAGCAAAAGAAACTGATTGGGGAATGGGTGCTTTTGGTGACTGGGAGAAAAGGGAAAGTCAATTTGATACTGTTGCATATAAAACACTTTCTCCTGGTTTAGAAAGAGTATACACACATGAAGCCTTTACGCAAGGTTTTATGGTAACGAGAGAAATGTATGACGATGATCAATATCGTCAAATCGAAAAAATGCCTAAAGCAATGGCACGTTCTGGACGTGCTAAAGTAGAGAAAGATGCTATGCAACCGTTGATTAATGGTTTTAAGGGTGAAGGTGTTGGTGAAGAGGCTTATCAGATTTATGATGGGAAAGCACTCTTCTCTGAATCACATCCCTTACTTGATAGTCCCGGCGTTGGTAAAAACCTTGTTCATGGTGCATTGTCTGATGCCACTTTGAAAGCCGCTATAAAACTGATGAGGGAAATTCCTGATGAAGCAGGTAATCTTACTGTATTCAAACCAACACGTTTGATTATTCCTCCTGCACTTGAAGATACCGCACGTAGATTACTTCACTCTTCGCAAATTGCAGGAAGTAATTACAACGATACCAATGAATATTTAACTTCGCAGGGTATCGAGATTTGCGTGATGGATTATCTTTCTGCCGCCGCAGGTGGAAGTGATACGCATTGGTTCTTACAAGACGGTGATAGACACGAATTGAACTTCTTCTGGCGTGTACGTCCTGAATTTAAGTGGCAGGAAGATTTCGATACGTTTGTTGCTAAGTATCGTGGGTACATGCGGTATAGTTACGGCGTATCTGATTGGAGAGGTTTGGTTGGCTCAAAAGGTGTAGATGAAACTGGAGATTAATTTAGAGGGGAATTTTATATTCCCCTTACTCTCTTTTATTAAATTACGAAGGGGTTATGGGGTGAAACCCCATGCCCCTTTTAATTATTAAAAGGAGGTAATAATAAATGCAAGATGTTTATACTTCATTGAATGGTTATAATTTAAAACTTATTGATAATGGTGATGGTACGTATTCGTTAAATGTTGGTGATATACACAATTCTTTTCCGATAACCCCATCAGACACCGAAGATTTAGAACATCCTACTAGGCGTATATATATTGGTACAGATGGCGATTTAACGGTAGTTCGCACAGGTGGACAAACAGTAACTTATCGTAATTTGTGTGCAGGGTTTCATTATATTCCCGCAACACGTGTTAAAGCAACTGGTACAACTGCACTAAACATTATCGGAGAGTGGTAATATGCTAGAACTATTACAACCGACAAACAATAAACGCCGTAAACCCGTGATGGACGGTTGTATCCTCTACCTAGATGGACGTTACGGTTGTAATGATC